AAAACAAAACACAATATTGTTTATTGTACCACTTGTTTTTCCTGCGCTCCCGTGTTATCATTTTGTGCATACCAATTACAGGAGGGAGCATACTTATATGAAGATTGATAGACGCATTGCGGGAGCATTGTTACAGATGCACAAAGACAACATAGAAAGCAATGGTACATGTGCTTTTTGTTTGTACATGATTCAGACGCGGTTCTATCGCTACTACTTAGAGTATGACGATGGCAATTATCTATTTTATCGCATTCACAAATTCGATACACCATTTACACGTGAATTCTTAGAGGTGGAATAATGGCAAAAGCAAAGCAGCAGAGTGTTGAAACAAATGACCAAGAGGTCGAGATTAAGCGCAAACGCAAGCCGTCCAAGAAAAAAGCAACTAAGCGCAAACGCAAGCCGTCCAAGAAAAAAGCAACTAAGCGTAAACCGCCACCGTTACGGGTTCCTAAACCGCCGGAGCGCAAGCTTGACATTATATATAACCCATGGGACATGAAGCGTGCCGTGCAACGTGGCGAAATTACAATGGCTGACATTCGTGGCGAATATATGCGATTGCGCAAGATAATCACACAGCGGCTTGCGACAATGAAGAAATACAGACGTGATGACACACGCTTTTATAAGAACAACTATGACAAGTACAAGCCGCAATCACAGTTATCAGATGTGGAAGTACGCGCGTCGCTTGCGCAGGTATATACGCAGCTACTTAACAAAGACAGCAGCGTAGCGGGACAGGACCGCCAGCGCAAAAAGCAATCTGATTTTCTCAAGTTGGAATATGGCATAGAATTAACTGATGCGGAACAATGGCGATTGTTTGGCGATGTGATGCTCCGCATGCGTGAGATTTACGCTGACAAAATGCTGGACTCCGATCAGTTTGTAAAGTGGCTTGCAACACAAGATATCAGGCAGGTGTATAAAGATGTTGTCCTTAGTACCACAACAGAGCCGCCGGCTGAATACCTGCAATATTTGGAAGAGCAACAAGAAAAAGATCAGGACTGACGTACAAGAAATATTGTCAAGATGCGGAACAGTAAAGAAGCCAAAGGGAGAGCGATACAGTACAGCAATATGCGCGTTTGATATTGAAGTTTACAGTGACCCCCAGCAACGTCGTGGCTTTATGTATGTGTGGCAATTTGCAATAGAAGATTATGTTGTAATTGGTCGTACTTGGAATGATTACATAGAATTCCAATCTATTTTACAAGAGTCGGACACTTGTATTTGTGTCTATGTTCACAATCTCGCTTATGAGTTTCAATTTTTAGCGGGAGTGTTTGAGTTCTCGGAAGTGTTTAGTGCAAAGCCACGCAAGCCGATTCGTGCACGTTGCGGGCATTTAGAATATCGCTGCTCATACTTGTTATTGAACAGCTCATTGGAATATGCTACGAATACCTACGATGTAGAGCACAAAAAGCTTCCAGGTGAAGATTTTGATTATCATAAGCGACGCGATCAATATACTGTTCTTACGCCGCAGGAATTGCAATACTGTATTAACGACGTCCTTGGTGTTGTGGAGATCATCCGCAAATTACTTGCTCGTGATGATGACACACTTGCAACAATACCTATGACATCTACTGGCTATGTACGTCGTGATGCAAAGCATGCCGTGCGAGGACGGCGCGCGTATCTGTCCAGATTAACACCAGACAAGGAGTTATTTATAGCTCTTCGCGAAGCGTTTCGAGGCGGAAACACACACGCTAACCGCTATTTAGCGGGGAGCATTGTAAAGAATGTAAAAGCAGCAGACCGCAGCAGCAGTTACCCGGACGTTCTTTGTAATGAGAAGTTTCCGTGCTCCCCATTCAAGAAACAAGACGTAAAGACCTATAATAGATTCTTAGACGGCGGAGCTGCAATGTTAATGCGTTTACGCATTTATGATATTAAATGTGGCTATTCTGTAACAGTACCTTATATGTCAAGCAGTAAATGCAGGCGCGTATATCTGGAGCAGCTTGACAATGGCAGAATACTTAGCGCAGCTTTTTTGGAAATAACTGTAACTGATATTGATTTTCGAATTATTGCAGATCAATATCGATGGAATAAAATGGAAGTCCTTGACTTGTGGGTCACTTCATATGACACGTTACCGCGTGAGCTTGTTGAATTGAATGTTAAATATTATCGCAATAAGACAGGTCTCAAGAACGTAAAAGGTCAGGAGCTTTCATATATGAAAAGCAAGAATCTTCTAAATTCAATCTATGGAATGATGGCACAGAATCCAGCGCGTGGTGACATTACTTTTATCAATGGCGAGTGGCGCGAGGATGATGTAGACGTTGCGAAATGCTTGGAGGATTACAAGCGCAAAGGCTTTGTTCCTTATACTTGGGGCGTTTGGTGTACTGCATGGGCAAGGAATTCGCTGCAATGGAGCATTAACGCAGCAGCCGAGGGCTTTGTTTACGCCGACACCGACGGGATTCATTATGTTGGTGATATTGATTTTACCGCATACAATGAGGATAGAAAGCGCCGCAGTATTGAAAGTGGCGCATGGGCAGATGACCCTAAAGGCATACGCCATTATATGGGCGTCTATGAGGAAGAAGCTACGGCGGATGAATTTATCACATTGGGCGCTAAACGGTATGCGTACACAATCGGCGACAAGCTATTTTTAACTGCCGCCGGTGTGAATAAAGAAAAAGGAGCCAAGGAATTGCAAAAGAAGGGCGGCTTGTCCGTTTTTGCAGATGGGTTCACATTTAAGGAGGCGGGAAAAGTATCAATGATCTATCACGATGATAGACCGCGCGGGATTTATGCTCAAGATAGCGAATACCGCATTGGTCTATCAGCAGACTACCGGGCATTATTAGACGCAATCCACAATACTACATTTATGGAGGAGAAGAACAATGAAAATTATTAAGACAACAATTAACGAGGATGACAAGAAGGCCATGTATAATCTTACATTGGCACCAAACCGCGGACGCATGACAGATCACAAAGGCGAAAATATGATTGTGACTGACTTCATCTTATATGAGGACGTCAACAGAGACGGCATTGATGTTACAATGCTTTCAATTTGCCTTGGAGATGGTTCCGTACTTTCCACCGTTTCGGAAAGCTTCATCCGGGAGTTTGCCAAGATTGAAGAGCTTTTCGGCATGCCTGTGGCAATTCAGATATTAAGCGGCACAAGCAAGAACGGTCGCGAGTTTGTATATTGCACGTTGGGCGATGAGTAAGCTTTATCATGCTAACGGTTTTTTCAAGGCAAAACGCGTAATTGACAGCCCCGCTCCCTTTACTCTTGTAGTAGGGGGGCGGGGAACTGGCAAGACCTATGGCGTGCTTGAAGAGCTGTATATTAGAAGGGCGCTTTATATCTATCTGCGTCGCACGCAAGCGCAGATAGATATAGCAATGTCACAGGAATTTAACCCATGGAAGCCAATCCCTAACATTGCAGATGAAACAATTATTGCGCCTGTGAACAAGTTTTGTAATGGGTTATTCGCGTTAGATGAAGAAGGTAACCCAAATGGCGCACCGCTTACCATTGGGGCAGCGTTGTCAACGTTTTCAAATATGCGCGGGTTTGACGCATCGGACCGGGATTTTATTGTATATGATGAGTTTATACCAGAGCAGCACGAAAAGGCGATAAAGCACGAAGGAGCCGCGTTGTTAAACGCTTACGAGACTGTAAACCGCAACAGGGAACTAACAGGCAGGAAGCCGGTGAAATTCATAGGACTTGCAAACAGCAACATTCTTGAAAATGCAATATTTCGTGAGTTGAATTTGATCAATACTGTTTTAGATATGGAAAAACACGGTGTTGTAGCCATGTACTTAAAGGATAGGGGTATTGAAATAATAAATCTACATAATTCCCCTATTAGTTTGGCTAAGCAAGATACTGTGTTATACAGGGCAACACAGGGTAGTGATTTTGCGAAAATGGCGATTGACAATAGCTTTAGTGTGTCACATGTCCCTGTACTATCTCGATCTCTTGTGGGTATGCGGGCTGTCTGGTGTATCAATTACATAGGTGCGCCGTCGTCAGATTGCATTACTATATACCGGAGTAACAGCGAAAACCGGAACTGGTATGTTACTACACATTTTAGCGGCAATCCGCTTTGCTTCGGTCGAGATGAAGAATCACGCGCCCGGTTTCGCCGTGCCGCTGCTATTTTACAGGTTCTTTCAATCAGAAATTCTATTGACTATGAAGAGTATTCTTGTTATACTATCCTTAAAGAGTATTACAACAAACGGTAATAATGGCGGCGCGGTTCGTTCAAGGACAGGGCCGGAAGCCCGAACGCGCGACAGTCCATCGCAAGAGTGCCGCGTCGCCGTTTTACATTAAGGAGGAGCACATGGATGAGATTATCACTTTAATTAACACTTGTGGTTTCCCTATTACAATTTGTCTATTCCTTCTATGGTTTGTAAAAACTGAGATTTCTAATCTCCGTGAGGTAATTGAACGAAATACCATTGTGATGGAAAAGATTTTAACTAAATTAGATTTGGAGGTGACAAAGGATGTATAAGATCGAATGCTATAGTAAATCAAGTGAGGGCAGTGTCAAAGTAAGTCCACATTTTAAGGCATCTGAATTTGCGTGCTCTGATGGAAGTGATTCTATTTTCATTTCTACGGAGCTTGTGAAGGTGCTTGAAGCAATCCGCAACAAGTTTGCTGCTCCTGTTACAATCAATAGCGGCTGGCGTTCGCCATCTTATAATAAGAAAATCGGAGGCGCTGCAAAAAGTCAACACATGTACGGAACTGCGGCGGACATCAAAGTAAAAGGCGTGCCGCCTGCTACCGTAGCTGCATATGCAGAAACATTGCTGCCGCGAAGTGGTGGCATTGGCATATATCAGAGCTTTACGCATATCGATGTTCGGTCAATTAAATCAAGATGGAAGGTATGATTCTATGAATAGAGAAGATATTCTTGCGCTGGCACGGGCCGGGTTTACGAAGGAACAGATTGCAATTTTTCTACAGCAGGAGGACGATTCCACACACGCGGCAGCACCGCAGCAGGGACCGGGCTATATCACAATTAACGATCCTATGGGTGTGCAGAGGCCTCAAATTCCTGCTGTAAGCTCTGTTACGCAGCATGTGTCTACTGCATATCCAACTCAGGATGATTGGAGCGGCCTCATGGAAGAGTTGCGCGGACTGCGGCAGGCGGTCGTAACAAATAACATTCAGCAGAGCGCCCAGCCGCAGCAGGCGCAGCCCTCTGTTGATGATATCCTTGCAACAATTATCAATCCGCCGGGAGCGGAGAATGGAGGAACAAAATGAACACCTTGACATTTGAGCAGATCAGCACAATTTTACAGGCAGTGCAGGAGCAGGCGACTGGTCAAAAAGCATTGGCGGCAACCAATACTGCGGAGTTTGTCAGCGCAGCAGATACGACGCTGAGGACAGGACCGGACCCGATTCTAAACGCAATTTCGCAGGTGTTGAGCCGTACGATCTTTTCCGTGCGTCCCTACACAAGAAAATTCAGCGCTCTTGAGCGTTCAGAAACGCAGTACGGCAACCATGTCCGCAAGCTTCAGGTCGCAGATTTGGGCCTTACTGACGATCAGCGTTATTTGTATCCCGTTGGATATGACACGGCGCAGGACCCGGCGACGGGTGACGGGCAGAGCGTAGACATGTACAAGCTGCGCAAGCCGAAGGTATTGCAAACTAATTTCTATGGCAGTAGCGTATATGCGGATTATATTACCGTATTCCGTGACCAGCTGAACAACGCTTTTAAGGGACCTGATGAATTCGGCCAGTTTGTATCCATGATTATGGGCAACATGAGTGACAAGCTGGAGCAGTCCCGTGAAAACTTTGCCCGTGCCACGTTGGCGAACTATGCTGGCGGCATCATTTCGGAGAACAAGCCGGAGCGCGTTGTGCATCTCTTGAGTGAGTATAATACAAAAACCGGGCTTGCTCTTACTGCTACTTCTGTCTATGAGCCGGAGAATTTTGCCGCGTTCATGCGTTGGGTATTCTCTCGCATTGCGGCAATCACGGCTCTTATGACGGAGCGCAGTGTCAAATATCAGACTGTTGTAAATAACATGCCTGTCATGCACCACACTCCATATCAGGAGCAGATGATTTTCCTCTATGCTCCGTTGCGGTTTGAGACGGAAAGCATGGTACTTGCAACCACATTCAATGACAATTTCCTGAAGCTTGCCTATAACGAGAGCGTGAACTATTGGCAGGCCATTGACGCTCCTTCTTCTATCAATGTCACACCAACTTACATTGGCGCGGAGGGCGTGCCTGTTGTCGGTGCAGCTGTCGAGCAGGACAATTTGTTCGGGGTTATCGCGGACCGCGAGGCTTTGGGCTATGCTGTGACACAGGAATGGATGCAGCCCACACCTATGAACGCAGCAGGCGGCTACACAAACTATCATTTCCATTGCACAATGAAGAGCTGGAACGACAACACAGAAAAGGGTTTGGTGCTGCTGCTTGATTAAGCAGCCGGTAAAGGGCTGTGCATTCTTCCACTATGCACAGCCCTCCCCTTTTATGAAGGAGTGTTAAGATGGCAATCAATATCGCTTTATACCATTTTGCAAAGCGCGACAACAGCACAGCAAGGCCAGTAGCCAACAGCGGCAACGGCACTGATACCGTATACACGGGAGAGTTAAAAACGGGGTGCAGCATGCTATCACCACAAGTCATGTTCAAGTTTGAACCTGGATTCTCGCCTCGCAAGTTTAACTATGGTTATATCCCATTGTTTGAGCGCTATTATTTCATCGAAGATTGGGAATGGAGCGCCGGGCTATGGATTGCTAAGATGGGCGTTGATGTTCTGGCGACTTGGAAGCTCTATATTGAAAAAGACACCGAATATATTACGCGCGCTGCTGGCGCGTCAAACGGGCAAGTTTTAGATTTGTTATATCCTTCCAAGGCAATCCCGCAAATTGTTCACAGTACGGCATTGTCAGGCTGGGTGAATAATATGTCAGAGGGGTGGTTTGTCCTCGGTGTCATCAATAAAGATGGAAATGCGTTATCTGCTATCAGTTATTACGTTCTGACTGCTGACGCAATGAAAAACTTCAAGTCTGCCTTGCTTGGGACCAGCGCTTGGTTATACGAAGGAATCACGGAAATCAGCGAGGAGCTGACGCGTGCTCTTGTCAATCCATATCAATATATAGCATCTTGTATGTGGTTTCCTGTGCAACCACCTACCTGGTATCACACATCAGGCTTGCAAATTGGATGGTGGAATTTAGCAGACGTTCCCTGTGATGGAGTTGGTAAAACGCCTACCAAGATTTTCAACGGCAGTATCTCCATTCCAAAGCATCCGCAGGCAGCAGCACGCGGCGCATATCTGAACAGCGCACCATACAGCAGCTATAATATTGATTTTCGCCCATTTGGATATATCAACTTAGACGCACAGAAGCTATCAACCACATCGACGCTATATTGGCAATATCAATTAGACTTCGTGAATGGTGGAGCTACCTTGCGTCTAAGCACAAAAAGCGATTACACCGATAGCGTATTGATTACATCGGCGCAAGTAGGTGTACCAGTTCAGCTTGCTCAGATTGCCACGGACTGGATTGGAGCAGCGCAAGGCGGCATGCAGGCAGTCGGTGGCATTGCTGGCGCGTTTCTTGGAGATGTTGCTGGTGGTATTGCATCGGCGGCGACAGGCATTGGAAACGCCTTGAACGCGCTTGCTCCCAAAGTGACAACAAGCGGGAGCACGGGCAGCTTTGCGGGGATTTCAAAATCAATTGAAATTGTGGCGACCTTCTTACTTGTTGTAGATGAGGATAATGAAACGCGCGGAAGGCCTTTGTGCGAAGTGCGCCGCGTCGGAGACTTGGATGGTTACATACAAGTTGCAAATTGTGATATCAATTTACCGGCAACTTCTGCCGAAATTGTGCGCGTGAAAAACTATATGGAAGGTGGCTTCTTTCATGAAGAGACTTCAACACCAGAATTTGATACCTGATGAGAACGACCATATAGATTTACGCGAACGGCTGAAGCGCGGACTCATTGACATGTGGAATGTATTTACATCTGCGGAAGCAGTGCATTTCTTTATTGGGTTTGGTTGCTTACTTCTTATGTATGTTATGTTGTTTAGCATTTATCTGTTATGGGGGTGTCCAAAAGCTATGGCATGGCAAGCAAAGCCCACTGGTGCGTATTCGATTGGAAGCACGTCATGGATTAACAACACAAATGAAATTTGCGCACAACTATTGACACCAGACAGCCCATGGACGCCGGAGGCAGTAACCGGAATGCTGGGCAACGTGCAGGGTGAGAGTGGTATGAATCCATGGCGTTGGCAAAATGATAAATATGACCCTTCCCATGCAATGGGCTACGGTTTGTTTGGCTATACGCCAGCGTCTAAGTATATCGGGAATCCTGTGGCGGTAAAGCTGCCTGGCTACGGGCCAAATTTGTCAACGTCAGGCATTACGCAAGGCGCTTCCGCACGCGACGGAGCGGCACAGCTTACATATATGGATAATGGTAAAGTGGGATGGATGTCAACGGCATGGCGCACCTACTGGGAACCAACAGAGTACCCGGAGCTATACCAGCTACGACAGCGGTATCTTGACCAATATGGAACAAACGGACGCATCACGTTTGAAGAATTCAAGTCCGTTGATGATTATGAGGCGGCTACATTCTTTTTTCTTGCATGCTTTGAAGGTCCCGCCGTCCCTAATTATCAAGTAAGATTAAATCTGGCGGAGCAAATAGCGCCATATGTGGGAGCTTCTAAGAAATTCCCCGCTTGGTTGCTGTTCGCATATCAGAAGGGAGGTATTTACAATGGTCCCTATAGCTGGCGCGGCTTATGAGCTGCCTTTTCTCTACGATTACCGCAATGCGGCGGTGTCTCGAATTTCACCATCTACAGTGCACGTCAAGAATACATATCTAACGCGCTTCTTTCAGCGATACCTAATGCAAAAAGCCATGAGCGTGTTCAAGTGGAAGCTTCCGAAAACGTGGGCGAAGAACTACTTTTTATATGTTCTTTATGCGTGGGGATATATTGCAATTTTGAATACCCGCGAGTTTGGCGTTATTTGTCAGCAATGCGGCTTGCAGGGTTACAATGTGTTTTATCAGCCTCGCGCCGTGTTGGTTAACAATCCACTGCTAAAGTCAGACTTCAAAGAGCTTGTTATAGGAAAGCAGTGCTCCTTGCTACAGTTACAACCAGATTACGGCGGCGTGCTTGACCTCGTGTCCTATTACGCGGAAATGATGGCGCTGACGTCTGAAACGGCAATGCTGAATATCCTCAATAGCAAGCTGTCCTATGTGTTCACGTCTGACAACAAAACATCAGCAGAGGGCTTCAAGAAAATGTTTGACGAGATTATGAGCGGTAACCCGGCGGCGTTCATTGATAAGCGCATGATGCGGGACGATGGCACGCCGAATTGGCAAATGTTTTCGCAGAATGTCGGAGCAAATTATATCGCGTCTGATCTAATGAGCGACTTACGCAAGTGGGAGCTTCAGTTTTGTACTGCCGTTGGCATCCCGAACAGCAACACAGACAAGAGGGAGCGCATGATAACGGACGAGGTTAATAGCAATAACTTTGAAACGTTCTGCCGCGCAGATATGTGGCTTGAGGAGCTTCAAAAGAGTATGAAGCAGGCGCGTGAGCTGTTTAACTTGTCGGAGGATGAGCTGTCCGTTGATTGGCGCGAGGGCGCTAAACTGGAGCAGCCCGCCATTGAGGGCGCTGTGGATGGCAGCGCAGATAATCGGCTTGGTGATGGGAAGGGGGGTAACGTCCGTGCGCACGTTTCTTGATTTAGCCGGAATGTATCAGCATGTACCTTCACTTTTTCAGCTATTCAAGCTGCCAAAAGAGATTGACCGCGGAGTATTCTTTGATAATCTCATGATGCAGTGCTTAGAGCTTGAATTGCGTTACACAGAGCCGGAAACAATGCGCACCATGATGGGCTTTTGGAGTAAGCGCAGGCTCCCCATTTGGGAGAATCTGGCGGAAACGCTGCACTATGAGTACGACCCTATTTCCAACTATGACAGAAAAGAAAACTGGCACGAAGTGACTGACAGGGACCGCACCCATTCAGATACGAACGAACACAAGGATAATGACAGCAGCACGCGGAACCTGACTGACAGTGGAGATCATTCCACAACAACAAACGTTTCCGGTGACAACAGTGGTAACACAACAGGCGGGAGCTCGGAGGGTAGCAAGGGCGTTAGCACGGACAAGTTATCGCGCACGTCATTCAATTCTAACGAGCTACAGCTTGCAGAACAAAGAGACTTAACCACAACAAACGATATAACACGGGATGAACATTCAACCACTTCTGGCGAATATGGAGAGAGAACAACAGTATCCGGCGATACTTCAAACACACAGGACGAGACAATAACACACAATACGTCGGGCAACTTCTCTAATGAAGGTCTTGAAAACGAAGATACTGATTTTCACCACGAAGGGAGAATGTACGGAAATATCGGCGTGACAACGACGCAGGCGCTCATTCAGGAGCAGCGCGAGCTTGTACAATTTGATCTAATGGAATTCATTATAAAAGATTTTCAAGGCGAGTTTTGCTTGCTGGTTTATTAAGGAGGCTTTCAATGAGAGTGTACATTTCGCAGCCCATGGCAAATAAATCACACGAGGAATTTATGGAAACGCGGGCAAAAGCTATGGCAGCATTAAAAGAAAAATACTTTGACGTGTACGACATCAATAATATCTCCGTGCCATCTCGATTCACTCCACTGCAAGCGCTTACAGTTTGCTTGCAGAAAATGCCACGAGCCGATATTGTCTATTTTTGTAAAGGATGGCAGGACGCGCGAGGTTGCCGTATTGAACACGCGTGCGCCGTGGAATATAACTTAAAAATTGAGGAGGAATAAATATGGGTGTTTTCAATAAAAATAAGACTCCAAAGGGCGGCGTCTGGCGCGGTGTGCCTTATACGAACTTCCACGACTTAAACCTTGATTGGGTGCTCCGTGTGGTACGATTCACCGAGGAGTCGCTGGAGGAGTTGCCGGATGCTATCGACGAGGCAATCAAGAAGGGACTGGAAGAATACGCAGAGGACCAGACCGAAAAGCTTCGTGATCTAATCCTCGGCGCCGATCAGAGTGTAAACGTCATGCTCCCGGCTGATGAAACATTGCAGCCGTTTGATAATACGGGAGCGGCTGACAACACTGCCGCTTTCAATGCGCTGCTTCAGTGGATGGCTAAGAATGGGCGGAAAACAATGTACTTCCCCGCTGGTACTTATCAGCTGGGCAGTGTGTCACTTCCAGCACAGCTTGCCATTGTAGGCGATGGTAGATATAATACCACTATCAAGGCAAAGCCCTTCTTGACTGCACCTATGGTGCAGGGAATCGCTGACGGCTTGCTGATTGATGGCGTTACTCTGGATTGCAATGACGCACAGCAAGGCCGTCCCACAACTATTATTGGGGCTACTATCAAGGGCGCTCTTATTACTAACGCCTGCTTTGTCGGAGGAGATTACGCGATTAGCACACCAGCCGCGTCCGCCGGACACTTGCAGCTGTCTGATTTGGTTTGTACAAGCCAATCTGCGGCAGCTGTGAAAATTGGAGCCTCTGGCGATAATCTCAATGTAAGCGCCGTCGGTCTGGTGATCTCCAATAGTGCGCCGCGTGGTATTATCCTTGATGGCAACAATGCAGACTTTAAGGGCGTTGTTGTTCGTGGAAGCACCACAGCACTACAGCTTGGAGGTAATAATAACTCTGTAGAGTGGGCCGGAATGCCCGGCTATGTGAACAACGGCAACGAAAATACCTTGATTTGTGCTGGCGTTGATATGACAATCGACACGCAGCGAGTTACCTTGAATACTACTGAGTGTACGTCTACGGTGGACACTGTGACAGAGACCGTCAACGATAAACGGGAATATACCAATTTAGGTGACGAGGCTATTGATGTTCATGGTACTGCTACGGTGGAAGCTGGGCGTGCTACGGTGACCGTCACAGGGATGGTAGACGCTGAAGCCGATGTTATGCGTTTGCATAGCAATACCAGCACAGAGGTTTCAGCTATCGATGAGCTGGATTTAACTGGTGAGACCGTGAAGCTGATGAGCACGAACCCCGTGCGTTATAAGTCGCCTACCGTGCTTAATGATAACTTTAAGGCCGTGCCTATGGCTGACGCGGATGGCAACCAGTATAACGTGCTTGTGCAGGGCGAGACTTGGCCGCCGGAAGGTAGTGGCGGAGGAGGCGGCGAGGGGAATGACCCTAACGCTATCCACATTACCGGCGGAACTATGACAGGGCCTCTCACTATGGACGGCGCAAATGCAAATATCAACTTGCAGAATGGCGCGAAAATTACAGGGCTTGGAACTCCTACTGCTGCCGACGATTTGGTAACTAAGGCATATACAGATACTATAGCAAGCACGGAAGCGATGAAAGCGCAGACAGCAGCACAGAATTATGCTGATGCACAGATTGCGAATTCTGGAAAGAACTACCTGCCGTTGACTGGCGGAGAGCTGTCCGGCGAGCTGACTGTGAACAGGGAGTTATCTCTATATGGCGGCGCTACGCTGAATAATGGCGTTATTACTGATGTTGGTGAGCCTGCTGTGGATACTGACGCCGCTACTAAGGGATATGTTGACAGGGCTGTTAAAGGCGCTGGCGGCAGCGGGGATTATTTGCCGTTGACTGGCGGAGAACTGTCCGGCGGGCTGACTGTGAACAGGGAGTTATCTCTATATGGCGGCGCTACACTGAATAATGGCGTTATTACTGATGTTGGCACACCTACTATAAGTACTGACGCAGCTACTAAGGGATATGTTGATAACAAGTTTTTCATATATACCCAAAAGCTCACAACTAACAATATTGATTTTCTAAATGGCGGAACGTTGTCACTCGCACAAAATGTATATGTTGTTTGCAATCCATTTTTTGTCATGGTAAGCGGTCGCTTCCGTTTAGCAGACTTAGCTTCTAATAGCATTATGCGATTCAAAGTGATTACTTCAATTGCTAACTACGCAGCTGCCCATTCAAATGAAAAAATGTTTGCTTACCAATGGGTGGATAATAATGGTCATTCATGGAATGGCAATTGCTATATTGAAAAAAGCACAGGTTATATTTGCGTAGATTCACCGCCTACCACAAGTAACAGCTGGGTGCATTTCTTTATTCCGCTCGAAATTTCATAAGAAAAAAAACGCCCTACAAAGGGCGTTTTTTTTCTTCTTTATAAAATATCCGCCAACCACATAAACTTATGCGTTTCTTTTGATGTGCGTCCGAATTTTGGCTCTGAATTTCCAAAAACAAACATGTGATAAGTGTATAATGCAGTATCAACACTATAAACGCTATTTATTGAGTCTCCCTTAAACGGATTGCTGGCATGTGATTGATGCAGCACTTGTCTAACGACGGGAGTTACTGGCTTTTCAGTATACTCCATATCTGCTAAAACTGCGGCTGCATATAGAACAGGTCCGACATCTCCCATATTTATGTGATTGTCAACTAATAACTTCATTGCGTCATCGGGTATGGTCTGCTGATGATATCCGTGCATGCGGTAATAGTTTATTACCTTCTCCAACGCTTCAATGAATCCATCTTTAACATCTCCATGCATTAGTGCATATGCACCTTCGTTAGCTGTTAATGTAACTTTCATGTTGTTGTGCTCCTTCCATTTAATGTGCATGTAATTGAATTGGTATGCACAAAATGATAACACGGGAGCGCAGGAAAAACAAGTGGTACAATAAACAATATTGTGTTTTGTTTTTTATGCAAATTGCTGTCCGCGAGTGAAACACACATGTTTGCGTGCTCCATGTGGATACTGTGCTTTGTGTACGCCAGGGACGTACATGCTAACGCTATTGTCTTTGTGTCGTGGACGTTTTCCACAAAATAGGTGTGCAAAGTGTCCACGAGTGGCGGACAAAATGGGGAAAAATGTCCGCCCACC